AACAGTTCAGGAACTTATGTCAATCTCTTTGGTGGAGATATTACCGATCTAACTGTTGAGGTTGGTGCATTTGGAAACATAGCCAAAGTTGCTAATTACACAATCCTTGCGATGGGATCTTTGGTCAAGTTGGCCAAAGAAATCTACAATGGCACAATTTCTCAAGATGAAGATGGCAACCAGATTTATGATTTGCTATCTAGCGTATTGCTTGGAACTTGGGCTGAGGTTCCAGCATCTTCTACTTGGGCAACATATTCCGCAACTGAAACTTGGGCTAATGCGTCAAATCTAGGACTTGGTGAGATTGATCAGCCCGGACTTTATACAATGGAAAACCGAGCAGCATCACCCGACACCATTTACAACATTGCTTCGCTTATAGCCAATTCAGCCTTTGGTTATTTGTATGAGGACAACGCAGGCAATATTGGTTATGCAGATGCAGATCATCGTCAGAATTATCTATTGACCAATGGTTATGTTGATCTTGATGCCAATCATGCTTTAGGTTCAGGCTTATCAACCATCACTCGATCAGGTGATATTCGTAATGATATTTATATTAACTATGGCAATAACTTTGGATCTCAAGAAACAGCTACAAGTGCAACTTCAATTGCAACCTATGGCTACAAAGCAGAGAGCATTCAATCGGTGCTTCATTCAGCTGTAGATGCTCAAGCTGTGGCAGATCGTTATATTGCTCAAAGAGCATTCCCGCAACCAGTATTCCAAAGCATTACTTTCCCATTGACCAATCCTGAGATTGATAACTCAGATCGAGATAACCTTCTTGGCGTGTTTATGGGTCAGCCATTAAATATCCAAAACCTACCTGCTCAGATTTCAGGTGGGGAATTTGAAGGTTATGTTGAGGGCTGGCGTTGGAGCACTCGGTTCAATGAATTATTTCTGACACTCAACCTTTCACCAGTTGCGTTTAGCCAAGTCGCTATGCGATGGAATACTGTGCCAATTGGTGAGGCTTGGAACACTTTAAGCAATACTTTGACATGGGAATACGCTACAATCGTAGCCTGAGATAAAGGACAATATGGCAACCACGACTAACTATGGCTGGACAACACCAGACGACACCGCGCTGGTCAAAGATGGCGCAGCTGCTATTCGCACGCTTGGCTCATCCATTGATACAACCACAAAAGCATTAAACCCAGAAACAACTCTTGGAGATATTTCTTATCGTTCATCAACCGCAAATGTAAATACTAGATTGCCTTTGGGAACTGCTGGTCAAGTATTAAAAGTCAATAGCGGTGCAACTGCTCCTGAGTGGTCAAGTGATAATGCTGGCATGACTAATCCAATGACTACAACAGGCGACACAATTTATTCATCAAGTGGCTCAACACCTGCAAGATTAGGAATTGGAACAACAGGTCAAGTTTTAACTGTTGCAGCAGGAGTTCCGAGTTGGGCAGCAGCTCCGTCATCAACACAAAACTGGAGTTTAATTAATGCGGGTGGAACTAGCATGGCATCTACCGCGTCAATCACAGTTTCAGGAATAACTGGTGCAGATAAATTAATGGTTGTAATTTTATCAGGTAGAAATAGCGCGGGTGTTTCATATAAAGTAAAAATAAATATCAATGGTGATACAGCATCAAACTATAATCATTCTGGTTTATTAATGAAACCTGCTGGCTCTTATGGTTATTCTATTTGGGATTTTTTTAGTAATGGAAATGGTGCTGACAGTAATGGAATCTGTGTTGGTGATTTTTCAGGTAGTGCAAGTTCTTATATCAGTTCAACGACTTTTATTAATGGTGGAAATAGTGCTGGTTTAAAAACTTTTCAAACTCAATCAGGAGTTGTCAATGGAAACACAACTAATTCTCAAAATGTTATTGCTGGCGGTTGGTATTCAGGCACCAGCACAATTTCATCTATTGTAGTGACTAACAATGATGGAAGCACTAATTTCACAAGCGGAACACTTTATGTGTTCAAATCAGCATAAGGAGTTATTATGAAAGTTGGAGTAAAAGAAATTAACGCAGAAACAGGCGAAGAAACTTTTTTTGAGCGTGAATTGACTTCTGACGAAGTAAAATTGTTAAAAGAACAAAATGCTAAATTCAAAGCAGAACAAGCAGAAATTGAACAAAAAGATTTAGCACGCCAAGCAATTCTTGATCGCCTGGGTTTAACTGCTGATGAATTTAAAACGATACTTGGCTAATGAAGGCTTGGTTATCTAAAGCTGCTGTTCAGTTAAGAGAACAAACTGATGACTGCTTCCCTGACAGGGATCGTAAAAGTGATGGATGGATTGCTTCTGTATCACACTTATCAAGAGCCCCCAAATCCGATCACAACCCTGATGAAAAAACAGGATGTGTCAGAGGACTGGACATTTCTGCTGGGCTTTCTGACGACAAAAGGATTTCAGCATATTTGGCAGATCAGATTCGATTGTATGGGAAATCTCAAGGCCGTATCAGTTATGTGATCTTTGAGGAGAAAATTGCATCTCCTTTACTTGGCTGGAAATGGCGTAAATACAAAGGCATTAATAAACACAATCATCATATTCATATCAGCTTCAAATCAGACCAAGATAACAATTCAGAGTTTTTTGACATCCCACTACTAGGAGGCAGAACATGAAACTAACAAAGAAACACAAAGCAGCAATCAAGTCATACTTGAGAGCTGTCGCAGCTTCTGGAATAACTGTGGCTTTAGCCATTGTGGGAGATATGAAACCTGAATACGCAATTTTGCTTGGTGCAATTATTGCTCCTGTTATCAAAGCCATTGATCCTACTTCTGGTAAAGAAGTTGATTATGGTATCGATGCGAAATGACAGCAAACGATTGGGTCGCTATCGCCGTTGGCGTTTGCGCCGTATTAACAAGTTTATTGGTGGGTCTGCGCTGGGTTATTAAGTCTTATCTAGCAGAACTTAAGCCCAATGGAGGCTCAAGCATCAAGGACACCATTTCAAGATTAGAACAACAAAGTTCTCGACTTGAGAAGCGTGTCGATGATCTCTTTGTCTTAATCAGTAAGTCATAATTTTAATTATGGCGAACACTCGAAAACCTATCAAACGCAAAAAGATCAATCGTCGTGTCGTTCGCCAATCTCCTGAGCCACTAAGTAAGATCGATCAACATTACTTGGCTTTGCATACCTGTTATACAGCTGCCAGAAAAGCAGGATTCACGCCTGAACATGCTTTTTGGCTTATGACTGAACATAAGACTTTCCCTGATTGGATCGTAGGCGATGGCGGAATAATTCCTTCCATTGATCCAACTGACGATGAGGATGACGATTAAGCGCATAGCGTTTGTGAGTGACCTGCAAGTTCCTTTTTTTGATGAGAAAGCCACGAAATCTGTTGGCCGTTTTTTGGCCAAATGGAAACCCCATCGCACTATTTGCATTGGTGATGAAATTGATTTACCACAGCTAGGCGGTTTTAATGCTGGAACGATTGATGAGATGGTCGGCAACATTCATGAGGATCGATTACTTACTCAACAAGTATTAACCTATTTAGGTGTGACTGATGTTCTTGGGTCTAATCATGGAATTAGGCTTTACCGATCAATAAAGAAACGATTGCCCAGTTTCTTAAATTTGCCAGAGATGCAATACGAAAAGTTTTTAGGTTATGACAAACTAGGCATCAAATTTCATCCTTACGGATTAGATTGGGCTCCTGGTTGGACTGCTGTTCATGGTGATGCTTTTCCACTCTCACAAGTACCGGGTCAAACGGCCTTAAACGGGGCTAGAAGGCTTGGAAAGAGCGTTGTGTGTGGTCACACCCATAGATTAGGGGTTTCGGCCTTTACAGAGGCTTCTAGAGGCCATTTAGGGCGTACTGTGTGGGGCGTTGAGGTTGGCAATTTGGTCGATCTTAGTAGTTCAGGCATGGCATATACGAGGGGTTATGCAAACTGGCAAACTGGCTTTGTTGTTGCTTATGTCAAAGATCGTAAAGTCCAGGTTATTCCTATTCCAATCAACGCAGACGGCAGCTTCATCTTTGAAGGTAAGGTTTATGGAGTGTGAAACAGACTATCAGCCACGCACGATTGATGATCATATCGATGCAGTTGAGGCTCTTGGCTTTATCTAATCGTTATAAAACACGCCGAAAGTAATTAACCACGCTTCCTTGATTTAGGTCATACTTTATGTATCCACAACCGCTGTGGAAATGTAAGGGAGCAACATGACACTAAAAGAAGCTGGTCTATTATGGGTTGCAACAATGGTTGCATTCATCTGGGCTTATGGAATACACGAGAGCGCAAAGCAAACTCATTACTGGCGCGGTCGTAAAGATGGCTGGGATATGCATCGCCGAATGATTGATTCCAAATTAAAGTCTGATGAAGTATTTGATTATGACAAAAACTGAAACCCTGTTTGATGAGGTCATTACTACGATCCAACAGCGTGGAGCGGTCTATGGACATCCGTATTACAACCACAAACGAATTGCGGGCTTATGGTCTGCTTATCTCGACTTCCCAATCACACCACATCAAGCTGCATTATGTATGGCGTTGGTTAAGGTTTCTAGGCTTAGTGAAACCCCAGATCATTACGACAGCATCAAAGACTTCATCGCCTATGGATCTGTCTATAAAACTGTGCTTGACGCAGTCCAAGATGAAAACTGGGAGGACTAATAATGGCATTTAATTTAGAAGATTACGAAACCGTAGAATCAAGATTGGAGAAATGGCATGGACAATACCCAGATTCCAGATTGGAAACAG